GCTCTGGCCCATCGGTTGCGACTGACGGAATCGCGGTCGCGGGTGTGTGCGGGACATTCGGCGCGCTGACCGCACTTGGCGGATCGCGCAATGCCAAATTTGCCTCGCTGATCGGGGCGAAGGGCAGTCCGAGCCATCCCGCCGCTTGGGCCGCAGCCTATTACGGCGTTGTCGCCGCCGCCGCTGCGATTGATCCAGCGCGGCCATTCCAAACGCTCAAAGTTGCAGGGCTGCTCGCCCCGCGCCAAGCCGACCGCTTTATCCAGTCCGAACGTGAGCTGCTGCTGCGCGATGGCATTTCAACCTTCACCGTTGATAGCGGCGGCAGCGTGATCATTGAGCGGCCCATCTCAACCTATCAGATGAATGCCCAAGGCTTTGATGATCTGGCGTGGCTTGATCTTAACGTGCCCTTCATTTTGGCCCGCTTGCGCTTCACCTTCCGCGCGCGCCGCGCCTCAATGTTCCCGCGTCACAAGCTCGCCGACGATGGCAGCAGCTTTGGCGCGGGTCAGGCGATTGTCACGCCAAGCGCGCTGCGCGCAGATAATGTCGCATGGTACGCCGATACGATTGAGGCGGGGCTGTGCGAGGATATGGCAGGCTTCAAGGCCGACATGATCGTTGAGCGCGCCGCGACCGACCGGAGCCGCACCAATGAGTTGTTACCCTGCCGCCTTGTCGGCCAGTTCCGCGTGCAAGCGGCCAAGATTGAATATCGACTTTAACGCTGGGCTGGCTGTCGCCAGTCCCAATATCTGCCTCTTAAGAGATGAAAAGGAGCCTCTAAATGGCCAATAAGAACCAAGTTTGGGGACGCTGCCGCGTTCGTGTCAGTGGCGTTGAAATTGAGACCGAGGGCAAGTCGAAGCTGATGCCCGGTGGCATCAAGCGCACCGAAGTGCAGGGCGATTATGTCACGGGCAAATTCACCGCCGAAAGCCAGAGCAGCAAGTTTGAATGCACCGCTCTGGTCACGCCAGCGCTCTCGGTCGACACCATGCGCGGTTGGGATGATGAGACGCTGACGATTGAATTTGACACCGGGCAAACATACACAATTCCCCACGCCTATCTCCAAGAAACCCCCGACATGAGCGACGGCAAAGCGCCGCTCGTCTTCATGGGGCCAGAGGCCGAGGAGATTAAGGCATGAGCGAGCAAACCGTTAAATATACCCTGATCTATCCAATCACCATCGGTGAAGGCGATCAAAAGCAGACGATTAGCGAAGTCTCCGTCCGGCGTGCGCGCGTCAAGGATCAACGCCGCATTGCCAATTTTGACGATGATAAAGATGGCGCTGAAATCGGCTTTACCTTGATCTGGTCGCAATGTGATCTGACGCCCGAAATTGTTGACGAAATGCGCAGCGACGATGCCGATGCAATTGGTCAAATCATCACGGGTTTTCGGAAGAGTGGCCAAGCGACTGGGGAAGCTTAGCCGCGCTGATTGCCAACACCCTTCATTTCTCAAGAACCGAGATTTGGGAGATGGAACTGGCCGAATTTCTGTTCTGGTTTGAACAGATCGAAGCGCTCTCGCAAGCGCAGCAGGATTAGGAATCGCGCATGTCAAATCTCGTCGCCTCCTTAAAAATCGTTGCGCAAAACGGCGCGAGCAAAGTCTTTGGCCAGATTGCGAACGACGCCAAGAAAATGGCCGGTGCCTTCCGGCCTGTGGCCAAAGATGCAGGCGCAGCCGACCGCGCCATCGCGCGCGTCGGCCTTGGTGCCGCACCGCGCTTTGCCGCCATCCGCAACGGCCTGCGCCGATTGAATGACGGCGGGTTTAAGCTCGCCGAAAAGGGCGCTTACGGCCTTGGCAAAGGCATCGGAGCCGCACTGCGCAGCGCAAGTAAATTCGCGGTGCAATGGGCCGCAATCGGCGCAGGTGCGGGTGCAGCAGGCGTCGGTGCGTTTGGCTTTGGTATCATCAAAGCCGCAAGCGATTTTGAACAGTTTCAGGTCATTCTGGAAAATACCGAAGGCTCTGCCGCCAAGGCGCGCCAGTCAATGGATTGGGTAAAGCAGTTCGCCAAAACGACGCCCTATGAAGTCGCCAATGTTATGGAGGCCTATGTCCAGTTGCGATCCTATGGGATCGATCCGATGGCGGGTTCGCTCAAGAGCCTTGCCAATGCCGCCTCTGGCATGAACAAGGACATCATGCAGGCGGTCGAGATGCTGGCCGATGCGCAGACGGGCGAGTTTGAACGGCTTAAAGAATTCGGCATTCGCGCCAAGGTCAGCGGCAGCGCCGTCGCCTTTAGCTACATGCAGTCGGGCAAGGAAGTGACGCGCACCGCCAAGAACAACGCGCGCGATATCCAGAAAAATATCCTCGGCATATTCGACGCCAAGTTCGGCGGGATGATGGATCGGCAGAGCCGCACGCTCAAAGGCACATGGTCAAATATCAAAGACATGTTCGCCGGTTTTCAGCTTGATGTTGCCGACGCGGGTATCTTTGATCTGATCAAGAGCAAGGCCAATGGCTTGCTGTCGACCGCGCAGCAATTCGCCAAAGATGGCACACTCAAATCATGGGCAACCGAAGTATCGGACGGGCTTGAAGACGCGGTCAAATGGGCGAGCAGCTTCACGCGTGAGGATTTCGATAAGGCCGCAACCGATGTCAAACGCATCGCCGACGCGGCATGGGACACGGCCAAGGCGTTCGGCACTATCGTCGGCTGGGCGATCAAGCTGGTTGAGTTGAATGACCGCGCGAGCGGTTGGGTCAATAATCTGGGCGGTGGCATGTCTCCGGGTCAAGTCGGCGTGAATGCAGCGTCATGGATTGAAAGGCAGTTTGGCGGCGGCGACACGGGCAAGCCAGCGGCGAAGCGGCCAGCGCTTGCACCGCGCAGTAGCGGCGCGCCGCTGATGCCGCGTCTGCAAGGGGCCAATCCGTTCGCCCCTGCGCGCGCGCAGGCGCCGGTCAAAGTTGGCGGTGCGGTTGATATCAAGATCAGTACCGATCCGGGGACGCGCGCGAGTGTTTCTCGGCTGTCATCGAACAACAAAGCGGTGCCGATCAATATTGGCAATCGCGGTGCATTGAGTTTCGGCTGATGGACATTCCGGCTTGGAAATCATCGTATCGCAGCGGATCATTTCGCGGCGTTGGCTTCGTCACCGAGGATCATGAGGCGAGCGGCGGACGGCGCGGGCCGACGCATGAATTCCCGCAGCGCGATCTGCCCTATGCCGAGGATACAGGCGCGCGCGCAGGCCGCTTTAGCATCAACATCTTCGTGCTGGGTGGGGATGTCTTTGATCAGCGTGACGCGCTGATCGCGGCGCTGCGGCAAAAGGGTGCGGGCGTTCTCGTCCATCCCTTCCTTGGCCAGATCGATGTCATCTGCCGCGATTGGAGCCTAACTGAAAGCACCAGCGAAGGCGGGATCGCGCGTTTCACCATTGATTTTGACGAGGCAGGCCGCGCGCTGGCGGGCGAAATCAGCAGCGACACCGCCGAACAATCGCGCGACATTGGCAAGGCTGCGGCGGACGCGGGGCTGGCGCGCTTTGAAGCTGAATTCTCGGTCGATAACCTCCCCGGCTATGCAGTGGATGGCGCGACATTTGATGTCGAGCGCTTCGCCAAATCGGCACTTGGTGCGGCGGGCATCCTTGGTGGCGCTGGCAAGGCGCTTCGTGCGTTTGAAAGCGGGATTGATGCTTTGGACGGTGCGCTCTATCTGGTTTATGCGCCCATCCGGCTGGCGTCGTCGGTCACCGCGATGGTGCGCGGGGTGGCTGCACTTGGCATTTCGCCGTTGCTGCGGCTGCGCGCGCTGACGAGGCTGTTTGAGGGGAACGCTACGCCGCGCGCTGTGATCGGAATGACGCCGGTGCGCATCGCCGAGCGCGCCAATGCACAGAGTTTTTCCGAACTCGTCGCGGTCGCGACCGCAAGCGAAATGGCCAAGGCGATTTCGGGCGTCGCCTTTGTCAGCCGTGATGAGGCGATCATGATCCGTGATACGGTCGCACTGCCCCTCGATGAGGCCGCGACGGCCTATGCCAATCTTGGCCGCGATGACGCCGCGAACGCGCTTGATCGCATCCGCCACGCCGTGGTGCGTGATGTCGCGGCGCGGGGCAGCACACTCGCGCCGATTGGCCGTTATGTGATGCTGACCACTGCGCCAAGCCTTGTCACCGCGCACCGGCTGTACGGCCATAGCACAATCGCCGCGCGTGAGGCCGATCTGACGCTGCGCAACCGCATCGCGCATCCCGGTTTTATCGCCGCCACAACCAACCTTGAATATTTGCGTGAGGTGCCGCGTGGTTGATGCTGCTGACAAGGTTGAGCTGATCACCCAAGGCACCGCTTATGCGGGCTGGACTGATATCGAGATTGATTTGAGCCTTGATAATCTTGCTCACAGCTTCACGCTTGGCCTGACTGAAAAGGCACCGGGCGGCCAAGCGCAAAGTCCGATCAGGCCCGACGACGCCTGCCGCGTGACGATTGGCGGCGAAACCGTGATCAGCGGCTATGTTGATGTCAGCGATGTCTCGCTCGCCGGCGATGATCACAGCATCATAGTGACTGGCCGATCAAAGGCGGGTGACCTTGTTGATTGTTCGGCGATCCATAAGCCGGGAAGCTGGAGCGGCAGAAAGCTGGAGGCGATTGCCGCCGAACTCGCCGCACCCTTCGGCATCATTGTCACTGCCAAGGTTGATACCGGCGCGCCCTTTGCCAAATTTGCGCTGCAACCCGGCGAAAGCGTGTGGGCCGCGATTG